GACGAACCGCCCGTGGCTGTAGATATACTAAATGCTGATCTACTAATAATAGTAGCACCAGCAGAAAGTTGACCATATTCCATTGTTATCCCAACATACAAACAAGCACTAGGGAATGCAGTGGAAAAGGAATAGGGGCCATAATTATTATTTCCAACAAATGTGCCACCCACGTAACCCCAAACCAAATATAGACCATTAGGTAGAACGGTATTACCATTTGTGGTAAATGATTGAGAATACCCTAATGCACCCGAAGATCCTTGAATTCCATAAGGTCCTTGGATTCCCGTATATCCTTGTACACCAGCTGACCCATTGGTGCCATTAGTTCCGTTGGTTCCACTGGTTCCCGATGTGCCCTGTGAACCCATAATTCCTTGAATTGATTGGCCTATAGATCCTTGGATTCCCGTATATCCTTGCGCACCAGCTGATCCAAATCCCGTTGATCCTTGTAAACCGATTGAACCTTGGCTACCTTGAATTCCTGTATATCCCTGAACACTACCCGCATTGCCTTGAATTCCTATGAGTCCTTGTAACCCAGTTCCAGTTGGACCTTGAACGCCTTGTGGCCCAATGACACCAATAGCTTGGAATGATATATTCGCATCGCCGCCATTTGATGACACGGTAGCAATAACACTGGATGTATTCACAAAATTCAAAGATTTAGAATATAAAGTTCCAGAACTATTTTGCGAAACTTGAACAGTATTGGCTGCATTGTTTCCAGCTAAAAGTGTCGTATTTGCAACATTAGCTAGTGAGCTAGAAAGCGAATTAAAATTTATATCAAAAACACTAGCAGCAACATTTCCACCAGGAAGGCTGTCGATGACAATAGGAACTAAAAAATTTGACTGTGAATATGGCATCTTTTATTTACCTTAATTTGGTTCTAAGAAATAATTTGTTGTAGTAGTAAAACCAAAATCATCACCTAAATTAGCAGAAGAAGGATTTGGCGTTACTGCTACGTTACTAACCGCAGTTGGATTTGGAGTGTAATTGATAACTTTACTTGAGGCATTAGACTCATACCCGATGACATTGGCAGAAAGACTTGGCATATCACCCTGTAAATTATTTATGATCAATCTTCTAGAAACATTATCCCAAGCAATAACTTTAGCTGTGGTTGTTGAATCGGGTAAATTATTTCCTTGATAGATAACCTCATCAGTTTTATATTCACCAAATCCCGCATCTAAAAACAGAGTAAATACATTATCCAAAGTATCATCATATATAAATGTATTACCAATTGTTTTTCTTACCAGATTACCTGTATTTATAGGACCAAAGAAGTAAGTTTTCATTTTAAAAGTTAATGTCCAAGTTAAAATTCGAGTAGTACCCTCAACACCTTCATAACTTGGGTTATATTTAACGCTTTCTAAAATTAATGGAATTTCTTTAACGATATCCATTTGATCTATAAAACTTATTGATACTGTGTAGTCTGGATTAAAAAATGGAAGAATTTGTTCGACTATTTGGGTTCCATCTTCGACATTACGAACGTAAATATTTAATTCAAAATCTATATTGTAAGGAACTCCAGAATATTGTTGGTATACCTCACTATTATTTCCACCGACTTTATTGAATGAGCTTAAGTAGGATGATAATTTTCTTGATGAATCATACTCAATATTTGTAAACTCAAATGACATTCTAGGTAGAGTAATTTGAGTTGGTTTATGTAAGTCGGGATTTCCTAACAAACGGGTGATAAAATCTTCTTTTCCCGCATACGTCAAAGGAACATTAATTCTATTAATTTCAGTATTGCCTGAAGTATAATTGTAATTAATTAATTGAATATCCTTAAAAATGGTGCCAAAGGCAACTACATTTCTTCGAATAGTTCTGTAATAAAAATGATTAGTGCTTAGCATAATTTATCCTATGCACCAGTTCCACCATTTAATGTTTTAACGACATTAGCTAATCTATCCAATGCTGCGTTAATCGTTGTTGGCGCTGGTGAGGTCCAATCACTAGAGTTATTCGGAGTATATGGTGTATTACTCAATTGAACTTGCGAACCATTAGCATAATACACATCAAAAGAATTTCCAGGTAATATGAAATGGCCGTTACTATCCATTTTCCAATAAGAACCATTAGCAAAGAAATTAATATTACCAGGAGTTGCAGAAGTTATTGTATGATCACTCACACTAACTAATGAATCAAAAGAATGCGATGCCAGCTGTACGCCATAATTTTGCGGAGCAATTACATCCATCCATCCAGTCTGTTGCCCGAAGCTTATCATACCACCTTGTGGGGTAATAAATTGCCCATCGCCATTAAATTGCCACTCATAGTAATAAGCGTTACCGACAATCAAATTTGGACCAGAATTATTTTGCGTTACGCTACCCCCACCCCCGCTGTAAACGTATACATTCATATTACTATAACTATGATCAACAAATACGTTACTGTAATTAGTTGAACTCAATAAAATTACAGTTGAATCGTCAACAGTGAGTGGAGTATTCGGAGGAGTTGATGAGGTGAAGAAACTATTCCACCAAGCACCTGGGCCAGTATTAGCAGCAATCTTAAATTGAGAAATTAATCCAGTGAAGAATCCTTCATTAATGAAGGTATCACCAGAATAGCTAGTGTAACCATGTCCGATACCATCAGCATCAGTGTTATAATTAAAATTACCAACAAAAGATGGGGAACTATATATGTGCCCATCAATATTTAAATGATAGAAATTTCCACCAGAAAAACCCGCGACAAGTCTAAAGTAATGCCACTGATTTAATGCTAATGGAGCAACAGTTCCACCTGAATCAGGATACGCTAAATTAAATCCTGCGGTTTGTTGATAATTTACAGCACCGATTTCCACTGAGCTAGAATTAGGAAATTGGACGTATAAACTATGGTTGCCGCCGCTACCAAACAGATAGACATTATTAAGATCAGTTGGATAGAACCAACATTCAATAGACCAGTAGTTTTCGCCGAAAGTATATCCATATCCAGAAGTATTACCAAAATAAACATAGCCACCATTTGCAAATTGCAAACTGCCTGACTTAGCATTAGCCGCTGGATTACCTAAAATTACCAAATTAGTTCCGTTCGAAAATGCACCATCAGTAAATGCTATAGTATTGACAGTTAATGTATTTTGAGAAAGATTAACGTCATTAGCAAATTGTATATTTCCATTAGCACTAGAAATTCTAGCGCCATTAATATAAATTGATCCATTAGAAACGTGTAAACTTTCCCATTGCTGAGATGGACTGCCGATATTTTGAGAGTTATTAGATGATGGTAATAAATCTCCAGGCAATGTTAAGTTTCCAGTATTGTCAAATACCCATGAATTGCTGGGGAAAGTATATGCGCCAGTGGGAGGAGATGATCCATATCCCTGATTCCATTGTTCTAATGGGTTAGTTAAAGAACCCAAATTAACATAGATAGGAGTACTATTAATATCTAAGCTAAACGCTTGCCAACCATACACATTTGTATATGTTATGTATTGTTGACCTGAGGGAGATGAGCTAGTATTATACCAAATTAATGCTGCATTTGGTTTAGTGTAAGTTCCATTAACAGGAGTATGATCAGCACCAGTTAACACTATTGTAGTTGGAGCTACATTGGTTGATAGTGTCAATCCAGTGTTACTTAAAGAAGATAAAGCTCCAGAAATTAAAACATTTCCATATTGACCACTAGCCGAGTAGATATTTTTCCAAAGATTAGCTGGAGAACCTAGATTTTGTGCATTATTAGATTCGGGTATCAAGTTACCCGAAGTATCCAGTGAAACTGAATATCCATTATTAGTCAAAGTAGATGTATTACCACCACCACCATAACCCCAAGTAACATTACCAGCACCATCGGTAGTTAATACCTGATTTATCGTACCGTCAACATTTGGAAGCATGTAGTGACCAGCAATTGAAATTGAGTCTGGTGTTACTAATACGTTATTTGAGTAGAACGTCCAAGAACCGCTTCCCGTGTCTGCCATAATAGTTATGTGGTCTAAGCCACCAGTAATAGTAGACCCATAAGTCGGTAATGTTAAATTTCCGTTTTTATCAAAAGTCCAAATTCTTGGGACATTGCTATAATATGATCCGTTAGCAAAATAATTAGTGCCAATATAAGCATTGTGTATGTCGACCCACATATATTGGTCATAGCCAGAATTTAATGCAGCATAAGAAATTGTATTGGATGAATAAAGTTCAATTCCACCCTGTTGATCCAAATCACCAATAGCACCATAATTTCCTGGGAACGTTAACGTCGGAACTCCAAATGTTGAAGTATTTGCCCCATCAAATGTCCATGTTGCATTATCTGAAATTATATTGATGTTGTCGTTATTTAACGCTAAAATAGTATTAGATATTATATTACCAGTAACCGTTAGGCTATTAGAAATCGAAACATTTCCAGCGCCGTCTGTAGTGAAACTACCACTGCCACCAAAATTTCCAAAATCATTATATTGAATGCTCTGGTAAGCACCCCCTGGAGAACTAACACCTGGACCAACACCAGTCCATGCGGTATTTTGTAATGTTTGATTTGGAAATACTATACTGCCATTAGAACCAAAGACCCAAGTATTTCCATGAGTTCTGTCTCGTAAAGTAAAGCTGACATCACCATTTCCAAGAATACCAAAATCCCACTGTTGTGTTGCTGTATTTTGATCTGATACTGAGTAATAGGCAGCATGTGGAATATTATATCCATCATCAAATCCGACCAATGAATGCGCGGGTCCTGCAATTACTCCATAATTTGTACTTTCAACATAAGGAGCAAAAACAGTTATATAAGGTGTATAATCAATTCTTTGTTGGTACGCTGTGGTTCCATCAATTGTCAGCATTCCATTAGAATCAAATGTTTGTGTGGTATAAGTTTGACCATATCCACCAAATGCGCTTAATTGTCCATTATAATTAATCTGAACTTGACCAGTATTACCGCCAGGGGTTATTATTGTATTTGATACATTAGCCAAATATCCCGAGATAGTATTAAAGTTAGTGTCAAAAATTGACAGATTTGCCGACTGCGGTTGGGTAGCAATCGTAATCGGCATTGGAAAATCATTTGCGCTATGTGTTGTCATCTTTTTATTCTCTACGAGTATGAATCTTATTATGGCGTTGAATAAACTGTGCGAGAATTAACTGGTTGCACATCACGAGCATTTCCACCTGGGAATAATGTTTTAAATTTAGCAACTTGAGCTGCCGACAGATAAAGAGGCTGCTTTAACAAAACCCAAGAAACAACTTCTGGTAAAACACCAGTGGCTAATTGATTACCTGCATTTCCCGTTGCTGAGCAACCTAAGTTAGCTGGGGCAGTTAAACCGCCCGAATAACGATAAGATCCTGAGTTAGGAGAAACCCCGATAGCACCTCCAATATTAAACTGAGTTACAGAAACTGAAGTTGCAGCATAGTTAATAGGTAAAGTTACACCCGAACTAAAAATCTTAGTCCACTGTGGATTATCTGAACCTGAAGCAACTATTCTTTGTCCTAAAACTAATAATGAATTTGAATTACAAAATACGGGAGCATCACTATTCTTAAAAAATACAAAATGAACTTCCATATCAGTAACATTATTATTAACCCAATGCTCAGATGGTGTGTGGAAATGAAATTCGAGAAGTGTATAGGTTGTTCCACCAAACTGAATTTGTGGGGCTGGACTATTCGGTAAAAGTTTTAGAGTTCCCCAACGACTATCAACAGCATTAACACAAGCATTATCAGTACAAAACATAGCACCAATAAAATTCTGCATCGTAAAGTTTAAACCAGTGCTCACGTTGGACCATTGGGTAAACTGCGGTAGGGATGAGTTTGGTGTTGTAGTTGTAACATTAATCGGAGTCTGACTATTTTGAGCAAAAGCTGAAAATCCAATAAATGCTGTCAATAAAGCCAGTTTGCAAATTACATTTTTCATATTATTATCCTATATTTTAGTTGGTGGTTTTGGTTGTCCAATATTAAAATTAACTTCTAATCCATCTTGATTATAAAATACTGTTTGTTGATCATTTACATCATTGACAAATTCAGTATTGTTATTAACTGGAGGAACCTGAGAAGGATCGCCGAATGGATTATGTTCGCTGAAATCTAAAATTAAATCGGCTTCTTGTCCAAAATCGGTATTATTATCAAGTAAGTTATTGACATTATTTAGTCCATCGTAAGAGTAGAGCATGTAACTAGCGTTTGATGTTTCACCTATTATACTAACATTGGTTTGAAATAAACCTTGTATTTGTTTTAATTCTAAGAAAGAAGTAGGCAAGTTCCAAGCAACTACAGTCGCTGTCGCAGTTGCGGATGTTAAATTAACCCCTTGATATACAGTCTCACCTAACTGATAAGTACCAACACCTTGGCTAACCATTTGAAAGTTGTAGGTTATTGCTTGTGAGTTAATGGCATTATCAATTGCAGTAATGCCCGTATCAACATCTTCGTTGTTATAGCGAAATCTTTCACAAACCAACTCAAATCCATAAAACTTCTTTTGACCGAAAGCGTAGAAAAAGTATTGTTGATTGACAAATTTAATTTCAAACAATGCTTGAAAATTAGTTAACCAAAGAAGATCGCCTTCTCTTGGTCTTGAATATGTAGAAGGAACTCTTCTGGTGAATGCGTCAGTGGTCATCAAAAATTTAATTTGATTTTGAACTTCTAGTCCAAATTTACTGAACAACTCATTACCGTCAAAATTATCCACATTTTTAATATAAACTTCAACGGGATAAGCTGCATCAAATCTTTTAGTTGGATCATCACCAAATACAAGATCAACAGCAGAACCCGTTGATCTTGGAATATACATGGAGTCAATGCCCCAAATTTGAACAGTTTCATTGATCAAATCGTTGTATAGTCTTTGTTCCGATTGAGAATCGAAATTATTAAAATAATGATTAGTAGGAATTGGTGCAAATACCTCTTATGTAAATAATATAAACAATAGTTTTAACCAACTTCCCATTGCGGCGGCATTTCGTACATGTCTCTCAATTCGGCTTCTAATGCGCTACATTGAGCATCAGCTTCTGTCCATATTTGTTGACCATTAAGCGCAATTCCACCTGGTAGTTGAACGCCAGCAAATTTCTTCAAGTTTTCACCCCACTGTCTCTTAATGAGAGCAGTAGCATATCGCTTAAGCCAATTATCATTCCAAAAATTGGTGTTAACTGTAGGATCTAAGATTGCCCAGCACTCAGCAATAATCCATGATCCGACGGTAACTTCACCATTCCAATTAACATCAATAAACAAACGATTGTCATATTGATTGTAACGAATGGGAACTTCACCGATGAATAACATCTCAAGAGTACGAATATGCTGATTAGCCAATTCAAAGTAAACATAGTCAGCAGATGAGAAGTCATATAATTCATTCAAACGAATCTGATAGTTAATATCAAACATATTAAAGCTGTTCGTAGCTGCTGAATTAACGGCATTTGTCGAAAGCGTGAATATGCGAGTAACCCCGATGATGAATGGATCAACGGGAATCCAACCATTATTGATGTCATCCTGAGTGACGACATGCTTCATATAAACTTTATTAACAGCATCAAAATGAAACTGCTGCCATAGAGAAATAGCTTCATCAACGCGATCAGAAATTTGATCAGGATCAACGTTGATTTCAATAACTGGATACCCTAATTTTCTTAGGCAATATAATATGAGGTCTTGTCTACTTGCTGGAACTGCCATTTTCTTCTTCCATTAGAGGCTTACTCTATATTTATAACCAAGGTATTCCAGGATTAGTTTTGGGTGGATTCTTTTGTTCATCAATTTGTTCTGTTAAATGCGTCAGATATGATGATAATTGATCAGAAGTTAGCTGTGTTTGAACCCAAGAAATAACTTCATCTTGAGTTAACTCATCGTAGGGTATAAACACATCATTTGGGTCTAATGTAATTTCGGTTGTATTGAATACTGATGCATGATACATTCCAGTTGAATCAGTTGCTCTAATTCTCCAAGAAACATAAGATACTACGTTACTTAATGTTCCTACTGTTGGGTAGCAAGTAATTCCTTCTATTACCCATGTTGTTATTAAATCATCACCCATAATAATCCCTTTAGCTTAACTGAGTTGCCTTAAGATAAGAACCTTGTAACATAACTAATGAGCCAACGTTGGATGTATTTTGTGCCCACTGAAGTGGGAAAGTTCCAGCCGCATTAACTGTAACATAACCTTGAAGCCTTAGCCAGTCACTCGCTGCTGCTGTTGTTGTTACAGCTGCATATAAGTTACCCGTATTATAAACAGTAGGAGCAAGTCCAGTATTTGCTACTTTGTTAACAGAACCGAGTGATGTTATTGATGATGCGTTGATTGTTGCAGTTCCACCACTAAAAGCCCACTTCAATCCCATACCAGTATTAGCACCATAGAATAACAACAAAGCTTCAATCTCATAAATTGCTCCAGCAGCTAAAGATAACACTAAGTTTGCATCAGTAGTTAATGTTGTGCTTGCCGTTACGCTGGTATTTGATCCCTTGTATTTAACAAGAGAAACACCACGACCAGAAATATCGTTGTTGGCAGATATACTCATAACTGGATTGAGCGTTACTCCTGATCCTGCAGCAGAATTGAGGTATGATCCAGTGTTATACCATGTATGCGAACCATTAGATTGTGTATACTGTGTGCCAGCTACGTTTGTTGCTGCCGCCAACTGCTGACCCGTGCCACCAAGATAGGTTGCTGAATATAGGTTAATTGAACCACCAATAGTCGTACTACCCCAAATTCCTGTTCCCGCAGCACCTATGTCTAGCGGAACTAAGCTTGGACTAAACCAAGAAGCTGGATTAGTACCAAACCCAAACTTATTTTGTCCCAATTGAATAAAATATTGTGTAGGCAGTCCACCAATATAATTCCAAATCGCAGTTCCATAACTGCCTTGACCTTGAATTATTGAAGAAGTTCCACCGATGTTAAATGCGATAGATGGACCTGTATTTGCTCCCGTTCCAGCAGAAGGTCTGCTAATAATAACATCAGCGACTGCGTTGACGCTTGCATTAAGACTGGTTACGTTTAATACTGGCGTTCCGTTTTTAGTGGGTGTGATACTTATGCCGTTTGCGGTTATTGTTGATATTACACTTCCACTACCACTATTAGAACCCGTTCTAAAGTAATGAATATTGGCATCAATATAATTGGTTCCGCTTCCTTGATAATCCATATATCCAGAGCCACCACCAGCGCCCTTAAATAATAAAACAGTATTAGAAGTCGTTCCATCAATTTCTAATTTAGCTTGAGGGTTGGTTGTATTAATAGCGACGTTACCGCCAACATCAACACGCATTGCTTCTATAGCGTTCATGTAAAAGACTAATGGGTTTAAAGTCCAAGTTCCGATTATTCCTGAGTTTGAAACAGCGGAACTAAATTGCCCTATTCTAACATCAACGTTAGCGCCATAAGTTCTTACGAATGATGTTGCTGCATTATAAACATCCAACTGAAGTGAAGGATTATTTGTTCCTAGACCAACGTATCCCGAAGCCACGTTAGCATATAATGTTGGAGTAGAAACAGGACCAACATAAAGTGAGCTTGTGGTGACGTTGTAGGTAAGATTCGGTGAACCGTTTGATGTTGAATTGTTTGTAAATAGTATTTGTGTATTTGTGGCACCAGTGCCACCAACAGTAAACTGCCAAGTTGTAATTCCAGTGGCTGGACCACCATTGACAGTATCGGCTTGAAGTAGTAATGTTGTTCCAGAATAAGAAGTTATTACACCTTCAGTGTATTGGTTGGTATTTGTATAATTATAAGCTCTTACTCTTGATCCAACACCGAATATTGAATTTGTGTTTGAAGAACTAACAACAAAACTTAATGTTGATGGAAATGATGTTGGTAATGATTGCGTTGTAGATGAAGTTAAAATAGCATCAATGCCAGTAGTTCCTTGAGTTCCTGTAGTTCCCTGAACACCTTGAATGCCAGTAGTTCCCTGAACACCTTGAATGCCAGTAGTTCCTTGAGTTCCTGTAGTTCCCTGAACACCTTGGATTCCAGTAGTTCCCTGAACACCTTGGATTCCAGTAGTTCCTTGAGTTCCTGTAGTTCCCTGAACACCTTGGATTCCAGTAGTTCCCTGAGTTCCTTGGATTCCAGTAGTTCCCTGAGTTCCTTGGATTCCAGTGGTTCCTTGAGTTCCTGTAGTTCCCTGAACACCTTGG